AGAAGGCTATTGCTCAAATTAAAGAAGGCAGAGAAGTATCTGGAGATTCATTATTAGTATTAGAGAGCATCTTTGGAGACTTAACAGAAGGTCATGAATACATCATGAAGGCTGTAGAAGTCATGGCTGCACTACTTGGTAATAACGGAGTAGAGTCAGAAGATGAAGAAGAATCATCTGAGTCTCCATTAGAAGAAGTTGAAGATCAAGAATTAGAGACTTCTGCTACTAATGTTATAGATGTTATAGATGTTCCTGGAGGAGGAGCAAAGATTGTTGGAGATCATCCATCAGTTCTAAACTTCTTGCCAGACAATATGCCAAGATCAATGTCCCTACGCTTGGCACAAGCAAAGAGAAACACAATAAAATAATATTCCTATCCAAAAGATAGGACTGAAGTCGGAGTTAGGTTCACACCCGTAAGCGTCGTGAAATCCATAGCCACCACCTCAAACTAAAATAACTCACAAAAGGAGAACAACAAATGTCTTATTTAGACAAAGTAATTGAACGCCGTGATGCAGTTAAGGTTGAAATGGATGCTATTCTTGAAGCAGTTGCTGCAGAGAATCGCACAGACCTTACAGATGATGAGTCAGCAAAGGTTGATGCCCTTGTTGAAGAATCTCGCTCACTTGATTCAAAGATTGAAAAGTTGACTGCACAAGCAACAGCAGACGCTAAGGCTGCAGAGGCTCGTTCAGCAGTTGCTGAAGTTGCAATGCCAAAGGTTGGCGGAGCAAAGGTAACTCGTGAGGCTCGTACATACTCACCAGAGTCAGAAGCATCATTCGTTAAGGATGCATTTGCAGCAAAGTTCAGCAATGACTATGCAGCACAGGAGCGTTTGGCTCGTCACACAAAGGAAGAGGAAGTTGAGCGTCGCTCAGTAGGAACTGGCAACTTTGCTGGTCTCGTAGTTCCTCAGTACCTCGTTGATCTTGCAGCACCACTTGCTCGTGCAGGTCGCCCAACAGCAGACTTCGCAACAAACAAGATGGTCTTGCCTGCAGCAGGTATGACACTAAATATCTCACGCATGACAACTGGTACATCAACTGCAGTTCAGGCTGCTGAAAATGATGCAGTTTCAAATACAAACGCTGACGATACACTACTTACTGTAAATGTTCGTACAATTGCAGGACAGCAAGATATCTCAAAGCAGGCGATTGAGCGTGGAACTGGTATTGATTCATTCATTATCCAGGACCTTATCCGTGGATGGCACACAACACTTGATAACCAGATCCTTAATGGTGACGGAACATCAGGTTCTATCCTTGGTCTTTCAAACACTGTAGGAATTGGATCTGTAACATACACAGATGCATCACCAACAGTTGCTGAACTATATCCAAAGTTGGCAGATGCATATCAGAAGATTCAAACTGGTGCATTCATGAACCCAACACACTGGATTATGCACCCACGCCGCTTGGCATTCTTGCTATCAGCAGTTGACCTATCAGGTCGTCCATTGGTAGTACCAACACTAAACGGTCCAATGAACGCATATGCAACAGGTTCAGGACAAGCATTCTATGGTAACTCAGGTTACTCATTGATGGGTCTTCCAATCGTTGCAGATGCAAATGTTACAACAACAGCAGGTGCTGGCTCTAACGAAGATGAAATCTATTGCGTAACTGCACCAGAATTCCATCTATGGGAGCAAGCAGGATCACCATTCGCATTGAACTTTGATGCAACTGGTGCTGGTTCTTTGACAATCAAGTCAGTCGTATACTGATACGCAGCAGCAACTGCTGGCCGTTACCCTGCAGCATTCTCAAAGATCTCAGGAACTGGTCTTGTAACACCTACATTCTAAGTTAGATTTGCATAGTTAGTTCTATGCAATACTTAGAGTAATCTAAGGGAGAGTAGGCCTGGATGAACCCCGCATTTGGGCCTACTCTTTTTAAAAGGGGATTTATGAAGAAGATTAAAAAGATTTTAAAAATCAAGAAAGAAACAGCAACTGCTATTCCTAAGACAGAAAAAGCAATGCTGCCTAAATTGGAGAAGAGGATTAGATGAAACCTACGCTTAGTCAAAGTGTGCAACCTAATAATGTGTACACAACATTGGCAGATGTAAGAAATAGCCTTCAGATTGAAGACAGCCTGGATGATAATGAAATCCAAATGGCGATTCTTGCTGCAAGCCGTATGATTGATGACTACTGCCAAAGATCTTTCTACCAAGAAGGAACATTAGCCTCTCCTGTAACAAAATACTACACTCCTGTAAATCCGTGGTACTTAGAAATAGATGATCTTATTCAGCCAACAGAAATAGCATCAAGAGCAAATCAATCTGGTCCATTTACACAAATATGGAATTTAGATACAGATGTTATGTATGAGCCTGTAAATAATCCAGAGACAGGAAAGCCAGTAACAAGATTATTAGCAATTCAAACATATGTGTTTCCTTACTTCTTTCCTCAGACAGTAAAAATAACTGGAGTTTGGGGTTGGTCATCAATTCCTTACGAAGTAGAATTAGCCTGCAAGATTCAGGCAGCAAGATTATTTGTTAGAAAGCAATCTCCATTTGGTATTGCAGGCTCTGTAGAATTAGGAACAGTTCGTCTTAATTCTCGCCTTGATCCAGATGTTGAGATGCTATTAAAGACATATCGCAGAAACTTTGGATTGGCATACTAATGGCGATTACTAATGTCAATGGCGTAAGAGATGCGTTAAAAGCAAATCTACAAACAATAACAAACTTGAGAGTCTATGACTTAATTCCAGATGTTATTGTTCCACCATGTGCTGTAGTTGGACAATTAGATTTCACATTTGATGTTGATAATATGCGTGGCTTAGACCAAGCATCTGTTGATGTTTATGTGATTGTTCAAAGAATATCTGAGAGAACAGGACAAGAGAAACTTGACAATTTCTTGGCTGGAAGTGGTAATGGATCAATCAAAACTGCTTTGGAGTCAGATAGAACATTAGGTGGACTTGTAGATACTCTAAGAGTTATAACTGCTGAAAGTGGCACTTATACTACTGGAGAAACACAATATTTATCTTATCGTTACAACCTCACAATTTGGGGCTAAGGAGAATATGATGGAATATATAGTAACCTCAAGTAAAAAAGTTTGCGGTAAGGTTAATGGTGAAAAACTTACCCAAGATGATATAATTAGTGTAGGAGGAAGTGTTGAACATCTTCTTGCAAGTGGTCATATCAAAAAAGCAGGGCAGACACCAAAAGCAGTAAAAGAAGAACCAAAAGAAGAACCACAAGTGCTAAAGGATGAACCAGAGGCATTTGCTTTTAACAATTTCAATTACGAACAAGGAGATAAATAACAATGGCTCGTATAGTACTTACAAATGTACAAGTTACTGTTGGAGCAGTAGATCTTTCAGATCATGTTGCGTCAGTAACACTTTCAACAACATATGATGTTTTGGAAACCACAGCGTTTGCTGGAGGCAATGTACCTGCAGCAGCCAAGACTCGTATTGCAGGTCTTGCTGATAACTCAGTAACACTTGAATTCCACCAAGACTTCGCAGCAGGCGAAGTAGAGCAGACAATCTACCCACTTTTGGGTACAACTGCAGCAGTGGCAATTAAGCCAAATACATCTGCACCAATTGGAGCAGACAATCCAGCATATACATTTGACGCTCTAATTTCAGAGTGGACACCACTAAATGGTGCTGTAGGCGAATTGGCTACTGCTTCTGTTACATGGCCTGTCTCAGGTGCAATCACCAAGGATGTAACACCGTAATATGTCAAAAATAGTTCTAACGAATGCGTATGTTGTGTTTGAGGGCACTAATGATTTTAGCGACCTTATTTCAAGTATAACGCTTTCTACTGTTCATGATGTTCTTGATGTGACCCCTGTAAAAGAAGGTCAAATTTATAAAGAGGTCATAGCAGGAGTTGGAACTAATACAGTATCTTTTGATTTTTATCAAGACTTTGCAGATAATTCTCTTGAGGAGTTTTTCAATGGAGATGGAACTGCTGTAAGTCGTGTAGGAACAAAAGTATCTTGTGTAGTTAGGCCGTTAAACGCACCTAAATCACAAACAAATCCAGAATATCAGTTTGAAGCATTAGTAACTGAATGGACTCCGCTAAATGCTGCGGTAGGTCAACTAAGCACTGTTTCTGTTAACTGGCCTATTTCTGGAGCAATTACTAAGGATGTTACTCCTTAGTTTAACTAATAACCTTAAAGGGGAAAATATAATGGATGGACTAAGTATCAAAGTAAAGACCAGTGACGGAAATGAAGGCACATATGCTCTTCGTCCAAAGACTCTTGTTGCTTTTGAAAGCAAATATAACAAGGGTTTTGCTAAGTTGCTAACTGAAGATCAGAAGTTAGAGCATATCTACTTCCTGGCTTGGGCAGCGATGAAGGATGCTGGAAAGGTAGTAAAGCCTTTTGGCGAGTCATTCCTTGACACACTTGACAGTGTTGAATTGGAG